GTAGTGATCACAGTACTTCAGATCTATTGTTGCGCTGTACTTATTCTGCAACCTTAGTGAAGTGCAACCTGTTCGCAAATCCACGGAAATACCGAACCAAGACCTGAAAGCATCCGCCACGAAGCAGTGCAGTCAATGCAAGGAAGTAAAGAGCATTGATGACTTCTATAAATCTGGCTACAAACCGAAGCGAGCTAAACATCAATCGCCATCGGCGGATTGCAAGGCGTGCGTAAAGTTGAGGGTTAAAACCCGCTATTACGGTCCGATGTATGCGGAGATTAGGGATGCTGGACATCTCGCAGCTAAAGAGCGGCGGGACACTGTCAAAACCCTGGTCTTCATGAAATACAGTGGGGGCGATACCTTCAAATGCGCATGCTGTGGAGAGACAGAACTGACGTTCCTGACACTGGACCACATCAACAACGATGGAGCAGCATTCCGTCGCCATAGATTTGGTAAACAGACGGCAGCAGGTTATACAACCTACAGTTGGCTGTTCAAAAACGGCTGTCCGGATGACCTCGGTATCCAGGTGTTATGCGCGAATTGCCAGCACGGAAAGCGCATGAATTACGGTGTCTGTCCTCACCACCAGGTAAGGTGTAACGACCAGGAGAAATCCGTAGGGCCAAGCGGCCCGAAGCGCAGCGCACCCTACAGGGGTGATGATATGGTCTCATCTGCAAAGAAACTTGCAGCAGTTTCCAGACTTTTCTCGACAATCCGTGAAATGGTCCATGAGTGCGAGCAGATTACGGCGAAGTGGAGAAAGCTGGAAGCGGACTTCGAGCTAGCGACTCAAGTCGAAGATAAATGATGACGAGAAATTTGGAATCAGCGGTGCCAAGATAGGCACCGTACTGAACATCAGAAAACCGCCGAAGTATATCGGCAGAACAGGCGCACCGATATCCATCGAAGACTCGGTGGAAGAGAGCGTCCCGCTGGTGCTCACCACTCAGTTCGGTGTGGACATATCCTTCACATCGGCTGAACTCGGCCTGTCGATTGATGACTTCAGCAACCGCTTCATCAAGCCCGCGATTGCCACTGTCGCGAACAAGATCGACTACGACGGGCTCGGCCTGTATGCACAGGTCGCCAACAGCGTCGGCACCGCCGGCACGATCCCCACAGACGAAGTCCCGTATCTGGACGCGGGTGTGGCCCTCGATGACAACATGGCGCCGCGGGACAACCAGCGTGCCGTGGTTATCAGCCCGAGAATGCAGGCCAAGCTGGTCAGTTCTCTCAAGGGACTGTTTAACAGCACGGAGAAGATTGCCGATCAGTATGAGACCGGCACGATGGGCCTCGGACTCGGCTTCAAATTCAGCATGGACCAGAACGTGAGAACGCACACTTACGGGGCACTGGGCGGCGCTCCCGCGGTAGGCGGCGCCAACCAGGTAGGCTCCACCCTGCTGGTTACCGGATTTACCGCGGCCGCAGCGCCAAGGCTGAAGGCGGGCGACGAGTTCACGATTGCCACGGTATACAGCGTCAATCCGATGAACGGGCAGTCGACGACCGTGCTGCAGAAGTTCACGGTCACCTCTGACGTATCGTCGGCGGCGGATGGTTCGGCCTCAATCCCGATCTCTCCTCCGATCTATGTGTCTCCCAATCCGCGGAGAACCGTCACCAATTCACCGGGCGCGGGCGCACCGCTCACCCTTCTCGGCACCGCGGCATCGACCGCAGTCGTCGGGCTCGCATTCCACCGGGATGCCTTCACACTGGCCTGCGCGGACCTGCCGCTGCCCAATGGCGTGGACCAGGCATCACGGGTGTCCGACAAACAGCTCGGCTTGTCGATACGCATGGTCCGGGCTTACGACATTAACACTGACGCATTTCCGTGCCGCCTCGACATTTTGTATGGATGGAAGGCGATTCGGCCAGAGTTGGCGTGTCGTATTCTGTCTTAGCTTGTTTTGAACTTTGTGATATGCTTATGGTGTGAGAAGCCATAACACCTCCAGTATAACAAAGTCCTGCGAACAGTGCGGCAAGCATTTTGGTATGGGCTACAGAAAGCCAGGCGAGTTTGCCGTAAGCCGTTACTGCTCGCGGGAGTGCTCCAACAAGGCAAGGCGAAACACCTTTGAGCATTTGATGGAGCGTGTGGAACCGAATCCGGTCACGGGGTGTCATGTCTGGCTCGGATCAAAGCTGCGAGATCGCGGATACGGGCAAAGCAGGCTCCATGACCGGAACGTTCTGGTTCACAAGGCTGTATGGGAACACCTCAACGGCCCGGTTCCGGATGGTCTTCAACTCGATCACCTGTGCGGCAACAAGCTTTGCTGCAACGTAGAGCATTTGCGTGTTGTCACCGCTCGGGAGAATTCGCTGGCTCCAACGAGCAACAGCATGGGCGCGCGCAATTCGCGGCGCCTGAACTGTCCGAAGTGCGGCGGCGAGTATAGCAAGTTCGCCAATGGGGTCCGCTACTGCCCAGTCTGCCGTCACACCACGATGATGGCTTATCAGCGGTGGAGACGGGCTGAGAAGAAAGCAGGCCGACCCGGCCTCAGACGTGATTACAAGGAGTAATCAATGGATATTGGAGCGTACAATTTTTCTGGTTATCCGAAGTGGATGTATCACGCGACAGAACTCCCTAAGTCGGTGCAGAACCCGGTGGAGGAAGAGGCGCTCGTAACTGAAGGGTGGAGCGCCACCTACATCGTGCATGCCTATCCGAAGTGCATGTTCTCGACTGACGGGCAGATAAAGAACGTCGCTACTCCCGAAGAGGAAGCGGCACTCGGCGCCGGCTGGAGCGATACGCCACCCGCCACGCCGGATGTCCCTCCGGTCACCCTCAATCCCACCAGTGCCTCTCTGCCAGCCACCGCGGGGACCGGGACGTTCACGGTCACCATCACCGGAGCGGGAACTTCCAATACCTGGACGGTGGTCCCGGATGCCGCGGCCACATGGCTCAGCATCACGGCACCCATGTCACCGCAGAGCGTTAACGGGCCGGTGAATTATGCGGTCACGGAGAATACCGACGTGGCCCGTACTGCCGGGGTCTACGTGAATGGCAAGACATTCACTATCGATCAGGAAGGAACCGGGGCGGCGACGATGAGCAGGTCAAGGAAGAACCACTAGAATCAAAAGGGGCCGGTTGTGCGGCCCCTCGCTTTAAGGATTAACGGACTCTCGCCCGCACCCTGATTGCAATCATTACCGCAAATGCGATAATGCGCGTAACGCCTCTTCGCGGCATTCGTGTCCTGAAGAGGGTAACCCGCAATAATGATTTTGACTACTACGGTGAGTCTCATAGAGATCACCACCTCAGCCCTGATGAGATTCGGGGAGCCCGGAAAGCCCATTTCTGGAACTCCCCAATCAGGACCTCTGCAGCAGTCCCTTAGCAACACTCCCCGTAATCAAAGCTGAATTACCAGCATAGCGGGTAACCCAATTTAGGAACGACGTTCCCCTGGGTGGCGTTACGCGCAAAGCATCTCCCGCTGACAGCACATCTGTCCACCCAAACAGGTACTAATACCCATGCCGATCTCTGTGCAGGATCTGATAAACAGCACGCTGCGCCTGATCCGCGTGCTCGATTCCGGCGAGACACCCACCGCGACCGAATCGAACGACGCACTGGCGGCGCTCAACCAGATACTGTCGCTCTGGTCCGCGGAGCGGCTCATGGTCTACGCCATCCGCAAGGAAAGCTTTGCGCTGACGGCCGCCTCGAGTTACACCATGGGCCCGGGCGGCCAGTTCGTCACGCAGCGGCCGACTGCGGTAACGGCGGTGCGGGTTTCGAGCGGCAATACCGGGCGGGGCCTGCAACTGGTGGATGCCGCCCGCTGGGCTTCCATCATGGAGCGGGGCGGCGCCATCAACCTGCCGATGAAGGCTCATGTGGTGTACGGGTTCCCGCTGGCCACCGTCAGCCTCTGGCCGGTGCCGCTGGCCGGCGTGGCGGTCGAACTCTACGTCACGCAGGAGTTCACCACCTTCCCGTCGCTCGAGACTCCCGATGCGCCACAGGGGCCGATGCACAGTTTTATGCCGGAAAAACTGGCCTACGT